CGCGTACTTTTGTGTAATAATGTACCATAGGGAGGTAATGCTTGTGGGAAGAAAAGCTGGAATCCTGTGTAGAAAAACACTTCCCGAACATTGCAAGCATCGCAGATTCTTTAAGTGTAAAAATCCCACTAAATGTATTGGATGTTATTATAACCCAATCGAAGAAGAAGCTTTATCCCCCGTCGACGAATATGATGAGCCACGGCCAGCAATATTGTGGTTTTATAGAGATAAAGCTTTTGCTATTGAGATGATTAAAGATGTAGAAGAAATTTTGGCGGGTAAGGGCAAATTTACAAAAACTCTTTCTAATCCCGAACATGTTGCTTATTTGAAAGAAATGCAAAAACGACACGACAAAGAATTAGAAGAAAATGAAGATTTTTCCGAGGAGGAAGATGATGAGTAGACAAGATAGGCAGTTTGAACAGCTGATAGATCCGCAATTGCTTAACTTTGACGTGGAGGTGGCGCCTTATTACACTTGCGACGAGCCAGATGACAACCCGCCAGACTTATTCCGCGATGATGAGATTTTTGCTATTCGCAGAACTGATACAAATGCTGTAATCGGCAGGATGAATAAAGCAAGAAGTGTTATTCCTCATTATAGAGTGCTCGATGCTGTAAGAAATGCTTTTGACGAAACTAATCTTCTTGATGTTGAAAGATCTCGTTTATTTGCTAGGTCGAACGGTTCAGAATTTAGAGCTCAAATCTTCTTTCCGGGTGTTTCGGCGGTCGTGGGAGCAGCAAGTAGAGACGTAATTTGGCAGGGTTTTACAATTACAAGCGTACTTGACAAAAAGCCCAAAATTACAGTCGAGGATACTATTTATCGTCTTGCTTGTGCAAATGGTATGAGAATTCCAATGAAGGAATGTAGAACAGTTTTTGCTCATGAAAAGTTTGATTCGATTGTTCTTGAAGCTTTTCTTAAAGCGTTGATAGAAAAGAGCGCTCAATCGCTAACTTATTTTTCTCACTGGGCACAAACACCTCTTAGAGATCTTCCAGTAACTCAACACGACGTTAAGCACTATGTGAACTTTGTTTATTCTTTTAATAGCAGATTGAGAATGCTTGAAGAGGAAGACGCATCTGATCTTATTGGCACGAATAGACTTCAGCTCCCTTCAGGCCAGAATCTTTTAGAAGTTAGAAAAAATCACGAGTGTCAATTTCCCGTTAAGCTGAGAGATTCAGTTGCTGCTTTCTTAGAGAAAGAATTCAATCTTAGTGGCCAGAATGCGTGGGCTCTCTACAACGCTTTTAATAGTGCTGGAGAAAATAAGTATATCCACGATGGAGGTAAGATCGACAAGAATACTTCTATTGAGAATAATGCATTCAGACTTTTTGGAGCAATCTTTGGTTACTCAAATAAAAAGGAAGCTGCATGAACAAACCTCTTAAGTTTCTTCAAGTTTTTCCAAACGGAAATGAAGTGTATGTAACTGTTTCGGGCTCTACAGCTTTATATTTTGTCTTTGTTCCCACAAAGAAAAAGCAATTTGGACCATACTTTACAAGTGAAGAAGCAAGAGAATTCGCTAAACTAAGTAAATCTTAATAGTTTAGAGAGGATACACTTGAAAGCTCCGGCGAAAGCCGGGGCTTTTTTGTTGTTTATACTAGCTGTAACTTACAACTATATATTTATTGAAACTAAACAACAAGGAGAAGTATGGGCGTTATTTCTAAAGAAAAAGCTTTAGAAGAATTGATGAAGTGTTCAATTGATCCTGTATACTTTCTCGACAATTACGGAAAAGTTAAAGATCCCATAAAGGGTTACGTAAAACTAAAGTTATACGATTTTCAAGAAAAAACTATTAGAGATTATGAAGCTCATAGATTTAATGCGATATTAAAATCTCGTCAAATGGGCTTATCGACAATAACTGCGGGCTATGCAGCGTGGTTAATTTGTTTTCATAAAGCAAAAGATGTAGTTGTTATCGCTAATAAAAAAGATGCAGCGAACAACTTTATTACGAAGATAAAAGTATTTGTTAACAATGCTCCAGATTGGTTAGTTCCAAATATCATTATAGATAATAGAGGAAGCATAGAACTTTCAAATAACTCTAGAATTGCTGCTTATGCAACTACTTCCGATGCTGGTAGATCAGAATCTTTGTCTTTGCTTATTATCGACGAAGCTGCAATAATTAGTACGTCTAAAGTTGAAGATTTGTGGACGTCGGTTTCTCCAACCTTATTTCTAGGCGGACAGTGTATCGCTATATCTACTCCTAATGGCGTTGGAAATTTCTTCCATAAAACTTATGTTGAGGGCGAACAGGGATTGAATAGTTTTCACTCAATAAAACACCACTGGACGAAACATCCTATTTATTCGCTTGGAATGTATTTTGGAGAAAAAGGTGAAGTAAGAAGTCCCTGGTATGATAAAGAAACTTTCGGGAAATCTGCTAGAGATATTGCGCAAGAATTTGATTGTTCTTTCGTCGGATCTGGAAATAATGTTATTGACGAAGAATACGTCAGGGAACAGAGAAAAAATATTAGAAATCCAATTAGAGCTGGAGGATTTGACGGTAATTTTTGGATATTCGAAGAATGCATTCCAGAAGAAGTATACTTGATTGGCGCCGACGTCGCTCGAGGAGACGGGCAGGACTGGTCCGCTGCTCACGTTTTTAAGCATTCTAATAACGAACAAGTGGCAGAATATAGAGGAAAACTGCCCCCCGATACTTTTGCTAAATTATTATTTGTTATTGGAGCCGAATATAATAACGCTTTATTGATTCCGGAAGCAAATAGTATCGGCTTTGCTACTTGTTTAAAATTAGTAGAGATGAAGTATCCTAATATACACTATACGCTTCCGTGTCAGGGTCTTTTTAAGACAAAAGAATATTATAAAAATTCACTTAAAAATAGTATGATTCCTGGGTTTCAGACAACTTCTGCTAATCGTCCTTTAGCGGTGGGTCAGCTAGAAGAAGAAGTAAGAAATAAGTCTATTATTATCCATAGTAGTAGACTAATGTCTGAATTCGATACGTTTGTTTGGATAAATTCTAAGCCTCAAGCTATGGGTGGATATAACGACGATCTTGTTATGTCGGCAGCTATTGTTCAGTTAGTAAGAGCAACAACTTTAAAGTCTATAATTAAATCTAAAAACATGACTACTGAAGTTTTACAGAATATGAAGGACATGAAATCTTCTTCCGGGAATGATGCTGTTAAAAAATTGCTGAACATACAGCAAAGAAAATCTGGTTTAGATCCGTATATTACTTATGATCCCTCGGGAGAAGAAGTAGATCTCAGATGGTTACTTAAATAGGAGAAAATATGGCTAGACAAGGTGTGTTTAACTTTAATCGAAAATCAAATTTTGAACCAGCAAAGGGTTCTAGTACCGCTGAAAGTTATGACGTGTATGAAAAACTTACAGCTCTTTTGAAAAGAGGGCTCGGTAGATCGTATATTGAAAAGCCTAAAAATTTAGATGCTCCAGTAAAAACTAGACACAAAGAAATTCTAGATAGTCAATTCGCAAAAGCAACGTATGATTATTACATGCTTGTTACGCAGATTGATCCAGATCGGTATAGAGCGTTTGAGGACTTCAGGGGGATGGATTATTGTACAGAAATAGCTTCAGCGTTAGATATATATGCTGATGAATCAACTACTACAAGTGAAGAAGGCAAGATCCTCACAATCACTTCTGATAATCAACGAGTTCAGAATGTTCTAACAAACCTCTTTGAAGATGTATTAGACGTAGATCATAATTTGTGGTCTTGGATTCGTCAACTAGTAAAATGGGGAAATCATTATCTTCTTCTTGATGTAGACGAAAATAATGGTATCCGTGGTTTTATGCAACTTCCCGTGATGGACATGTTAAGAGAAGAAGCTTACGATGGAAACATTAGATCAGTAAAGTTCAAGTGGCAATCGCAGAATCAAAGTTTTGACGCTTGGCAGATAGCTCATTTTAGACTTCTTATAGATGAGCGTCATCTGCCTTACGGCACTTCTATTTTAGAATCTTCAAGAAGAATTTGGAAGCAATTAATGCTGGCAGAAGACGCTATGATAGTTTATCGTATTTCTAGAGCTCCTGAAAGAAGAATATTTTATGTCGATGTTGGTAATCTAGAACCGGCAGACGTTAAAGCGTATATTCAAGAAGTCAAAAATAGTATTAAAAAAGCTCCTTTAGTCGAGCAGAAAACGGGAAATATTTCTTTTAAGTACAACGCGTTATCTATTGACGAAGATTACTTTGTCCCTCGCCGCGGAGATAAATCTACTTCTATTGAGACTTTACCCGGCGCGAGCAATCTAGACGCCATAGCTGACATCGATTACCTTCAGAATAAGCTATTCGCGGGACTTAAAGTTCCAAAAGCTTATTTGACGTATGAAGGTGACGTTAATGCTAAAGCTACTTTGTCGCAAGAAGATTTCCGTTTTGCTAGAACAATTAATAGAGTTCAACAGGCAGTGATAGCTGAACTTAATAAAATTGCTATTATACATCTCTATACTTTAGGATTCAGAGATATAGATCAGCTTAAAGAATTTAAACTAGAACTTACAAATCCTTCTACTCAATACGAATTAGAGAAAATTAGAATCTGGACTGAGAAAGCTACTGCATTTAGAGCGCTTTGGTCGTCAGCTGACATCTCTCCAGTATCTCTTATTTGGGGTCTTAGAGAGATTATGGGTTTTTCGAACGAAGAGATTAAAATTATTCTCAAACAGCAGTTTATGGAAGGTCGTATCAAGCAAGACATTCTTAATGCTGCCGGTATAGGGCCAGAAGCTATGGGTTCGGGAGACGGAACCGCTTTTGGCGGAATACCTCCAGAGAGTAATGCCCCGGTGGCTGGCACGGATGATTCTCCGATGCAACAGACTCCAATTTCTCAGGATAACTTTGAGAGTCTTGCTAGAAATGGTACTATAATTCAACGGCCTAATTACAAAGTTATCCTTACAAGCGAAGTAGTTGAAAATATGCTAGAAATTGGTTGCGAATTAAAATCGAGAAAATCTAAGGGTATAGTTTCAGAAAGTAGCAATTTGCTTAAAAGAAATGATGCAACAGTAAAAAATACTGAAAAACTGTTAAGTTTAATAGACAAAAAAGTAATAAAAACTGGAAACTAGTTTCTTTAGGCGATATTTTATTACGTCTGGATCGTTTAGTAACCAAGAGAGGCTGTAGTATATGAATTTTGGATCTATCGTGAACTCCATGATGAACCGCTGTCTTAAGCTTATTATGGAAGATAGAATTGATGAAGCTAAGAAATTAGCTAAATCTTTTGTTGAATACGTGTACATGAAAGAGCCTCTTAAGACGCAATTTTTCGTTTATGACAATTTAAGAAATGCTCATATTGAAAATGATTCAAGTTCGAGATTATTCATACAAGAATCTTTGAGTCTTCTTTCTGATATTTCATTAGAAGATGCTCTTAACTACAATAAACTTCTTGAATCTAGGTTTAAAATTCCAAGAATAGCTTCTTCCGAGATAGATACTCATATTCATAGAATGATCAAAGCTAGACTTGCTGAATCCGAAGATTACGATAAAGTTGGTAAGTTTAAAAGTTTTGAGTATCTTGTCGAGTATGTTAAGAAAGAAAAAATAGAGCAAGATGAAATTTCTAGATCCCCATTGCTGACTGAAATCAAAGCGAGACTTAAGTACTTCACACCCCGATCCGTAACTAGAATTGCAATCAAACAGTTCAACAAAGAATACGGCTCTCTTTTTACAGAACAAGACCGCCATGCTTTTTTAGTTCTTAAAGATAAGAATCCAAAAAGAATGGCAGCTTTACATAAAGAACTTTCCGACGATATTGCAAAAGAAAGAGCTAGGTTCTTGAAGGAAAACACTGTTGACAAAGATCTCGCTAACAAGCTAGTTTTAGCAGAACAAAAAATAAAAGAAAAGTGCAGCGCTGAGAATATTCTTAATGCACTAGATTTACTTGAAAATTTGAAAGGGTACACGAATGTTAGTAACTAAAAATCAACTAAGAAGACTGATAGTAGAAGAGATTCAGAGGCTAAACGAAAGCCATTTTGCAGCTATTGGAGCTCTCAGCCAGAAGGCTTCAACTCCAGAGATGCAGAAGGCTCTTGCCATCCTAGAACAAGCTCTAACAAAAGCTTATGGTGCTTGTGGTTTTGCTCTCAAGAACGCAAAGTCAATGGATGATGCTAAGGCTATCAAGGGAGCTCTATCTCATGCTTTGAAGGCTATCGAGATGAAGAGTGACTATGCAATCCACAATCTTGCTATTGCTCTTGAAAACAAGCCAGAACCTCAGCCAGAGCCTGTAGCTCCAGAAGATGCTGAGAGGAAAGTGGAGAGTGCTCTAGGGACGCAAGATAGAAAGAGGACTAACTAATGGCTAAAATTTTGAATAGAGTAGTTCTTAGATCTATTATACAAGAAGAGATTAAGAATTACTCTGCTGAGCAAATAGTACAAGCTCTATGGGGTGACGTTAATAGACCCGGCAATACTCTTTTTGGTAAGATTGGTCAGACAATTGTAGGTATGGGCGGTATTTCTAATACTGGAATAAAGTTTAACTACGAGTATACTGTTAAGAGTTTAAAGAAGCTAGGTTTAGCAGATGAGCAAATAGTTAAGATAAGAGATGCTGCTGTTTCTGCTTGGAATATAGCTGTTGCAAGTTATGTCAGAAAATACAAAATCAATCCTAAATACATTTCAAAAATGGATTCATCTTTCGCTAAATTTTCTCTTTTTCTAAATGTTGATCCTAAAATACAAGTAGAGACTAATAAGCTAGCTAGAGAATTAGCGATGAAAAAGATCAAAGAATTACAATTGAGAGGTGAGATCTAATGGCAAAAGTAGAGGGTGGTCCCGGTAGCAACGAAAAAGTTACTATCAAGCGCAAAGAGTTCAAAGCCGAAATAGGATGTATAGAGCACAAACACCGCCCAGAATGTGTGTACGTAAAGTTCTCCACTTGGGCTAAGCCAAATCTATCTCTTAAGATATCTCAGCAATCGGGAGAAGATGGCGCCGATGCTCTATCAAGACAGATCATGGATCGCTTTAGATCTTCTGTTGTAAAGTCACAAAGAGAAATGGCTGGATGCTTTGATTCAAAACTGTTCTATGCCGATACTATAATCGTTGATTTTGACTTTGCTTCAGAAAGTGCTAAAGCTGGTAAGCGTCAATTTATAGAGATAGAGATCAATATGGACACTGTAAACGACATTGCAGGATCTAATGATATACCAGCTCCAGATAGAAATGGTAAGATGCAGAACATTCACTTCAAGGACTTCAAGCAGCCGATAATAAATGCAATCAATAAGATTCTTGATATGCACGTCTTCAAGTCTAACGAAGTCTCTTTTGCTATAACTAAGGGTGGATAAGTAGATGAAAATTACAAAGCGAGAACTAAGCAAGATGATACAGGAAGAGCTTATTAGAGAAGCTGCTACTCCTCTAGATGCTGAAAGATCTAGAAGAAAAGTAGTTGAAAAATCTTTGTATGTCGCTCAGAATCTATTACAAAAATGCAGATTCAAGAAAGATCATATGCAACTAGAGCTGCATCAAGATATTGCTAAACTAAGATCGGACGTTTATTAAAATGTCTAAACTAATCCTCACAGAATGGATTGAACTTTCTGTAGATCAAAACGTAATCACTGAAGCTACGGCAAATCCTCATGCTCCTTTTGTGATCAAGAATGTATTGCTGCAGAAGGCTAATACTAAGAATCACAACGGTAGAATTTATCCTATGGAGATTCTTACTAGAGAAATAAAGAAATATACTCCGGTAGTACAAGAAAGAAGAGCTCTCGCGGAATTAGACCACCCAGAAAGTGCGGTGGTAGAGCTTAATAATGTATCACATCTTATTACTCATATTTGCATGTTAGGTGAAGAGGTAAGAGGAGATATAGAAGTTCTCAATACGCCGAAGGGTCAGATTCTCAAGAATCTTCTCATGCAGAAAGTCAAGCTGGGTATATCATCTAGGGGTATTGGCTCTCTTCAGAAGGAAGAAGTTGCTGTTCCCGGAGAAGCTGAGCTTGATATCGTTCAAGATGACTTTGAGCTGATATGCTTTGACTGTGTTTCAAGCCCTTCAACTCCAGGAGCTTATCTCGTGACAGAAGGAAAGTCTTATTCTGTAACAGATAGATATAATAAACTAAGAACTTCACTTCACGATATTCTCGGTGAACAGTATTTCAAGTAGTTTAGAAAGAGAAAAAAAAATGAAAATTACAAAAAGAGATCTCAGTAAGATGATACAGGAAGAGCTTAAAGCTACAAAGCATTCTAATGGCTATAGAAATCCTGGTCTGGAAAAACTGTCTGCAGCTAATAAGAAAAAAGTAGTTAAGAAAGCTCCTAAGAAAACAGTGAAGGAAGATAACTACTATCAGCCGGGTGAACAATCTGCGTCTGGAGCTAATCCAGGAAAAGAGTTGAAAGCAAAGCTTATTGCTATTCAGGGTGAAGTGCAAAAATCTAATCTTGATCCACTTGTTACAAAGCAAGTATATCTTCATCTACGTCAAGCAATAATGGCAATCAAGTAATTTTTGTAAAGGGAAGAAAATCGAAAACTGTATTAGTGGTAAGATTTGTAGATTTTAACTAACTACAACTTTTTTACGCTAAACTGATATTTTGTATTCTTATCATAATATTTACTTGAGAAACTTCGATATATGTCGAATCATAAAGGAGAAAACTGTATGGCAAGAAAGAAAGATCTACTAAAGGAAGCCTTATTGGTTGCCGAAGAAGTAGAGAGAGCTACTGTTGAGAACGCTAAAGATCTGGTAACAGAGACATTTGCTCCAAAATTGGAAAAGTTCATTAGAGACTCTCTTAATTCAAAGGTTAACGAAGACAATGAAGAGTTTGAAGCTGATTCTGGTTTGGATGATGGTGATGAAGAAGTAAAAGAAGATTGGGATAAAGGTCCTTACATGACCCGCAGGGAAAGAAAAGTAAAGACTAATAATATAAACAAGCCTTCTGGAAAAGGTCTTTCGGAAGATGAACTACCCGAAGATGAACTACCCGAAGATGAAGAAGACGATTTTGATATTAGTGATAATGGAGAAGATGAACTGGGCTTTGACGAAGAATCAGGAGAAGATGAAGACATCTCTCTTGATGACGAAATTCCTAGTGACGAAGAAGATATGACCTCTGATGACGAAGATATCTCTCTTGACGATGAAGATGAAGAAGATTCAACTGATTCGCCTAACGTAGAGCCGAACTTAGAACCTGAAGAAGAAGACGACGTTTTCGAAGATGAGAACGAACCTTCAGAAGAAGACGGCGACGAAGTATTAGAGATTCCCGACGAACTATTTGACGACGAAGAAGATAGTTCAGAAGATTCAGAAGAGGATCCCAGAATGACTCCCGATGGTGAAGTCTCAGGCGATGATGAGGCTAATTCAGAATTTGGAGAAGAAGATGACGAGTTGGAAGAGGGCACTTTATATGTCAACAAGGGTGGACGCATGCAGAAAGTAACTCCAACTTCTTATTACGAAGGACGGATAAGAGAACTCGAAGAAACAAGAGATAAGATGGCTAAGGCTGTCAACTATCTCAAGGGCCAGCTAACTGAAACTAACCTTTTCAATGCTAAGCTAGCTCACTTGAATAAACTCTATGAATCCGGAATGTTTAGTAAAAATGAAAAACTTGAAATTGCTTCTCGTCTAGATAGAGCAAAGAGCGTAAATCAGACGCAAGTAATTTACAAGAATATTGTTAAGGAAACTTTAAGTAGAAATCCTCTAGATGTTCTACACGAATCAATTAGAGACAGAGGCTCTTATGCTCCAGCGCCTACAAAAAAGACTAAAGCAGAGAATATTTATGAATCTGACGAAGTCAAAAGAATGAGACAACTTGCAGGTATTTTGAAGAGCTAAAAACTCAACTGCAATTAATTAGAGAGGTAAAAAAATGTCACAACTATTAACATCTGGTAAGATTGGTAATATTCAGACTCGCCAGCTACAAGAACAGAGAAAGGCCGTTTCCGCAAGATGGGAAAAGACTGGTCTTCTCGAAGGTCTCGCTGCAAGCAAGAAGGGCAATGTTGCTCAGCTGCTTGAAAATCAGGCTCACTATCTTCTAGAGTCTACTCAGACTTCAGATGTACAGGGCTTTGATATGATCGTTTTCCCTATGGTAAGACGTGTGTTCTCAAGATTGCTAGCAAATGAGATCGTATCGGTTCAGACTTTGAACCTACCTTCTGGTTTGCTATTCTACCTTGATGCTCAGGTCTCAACTACTTGGCCCACTTCAAATGCTACGTCTTCGACGACTGGCACTTGGACGTCAGTGTATGATGCTCACTATAACAACTTGAACTGGGAGCCCTCCTTTGGCGTTGCAACTGCTGTTTCGGGAGGAACTATAGCTGCAAACGTAACTGTTTCTACTACGTCTTCGGGCGCTGGATCTGGTTATATTGTTAAGCTTCCTTACTCTGGTGGAGAGCAGGGTTTTGCTTCTCTAGCAGTTAGAGTATGGTGTGGCGCTACTCAGCTAGGTGCATCTTCTACTACT